ACAAATGTTTTAAAATCACCTGGAGTAATAGGTAGATTAGGCTTAACACAAAAGAGAGAGGCTTTTGCTAGAATAATGAATTATTTAAACGACAGCGATAGTGATGTTCCAAGAATAGATCCAAAAAATGTAACACCACAAGAGATTACAGAAAGACTTTTACAGTTAGAGAGTAAAGTTCCTGATCCTGCATATGACCAAAAAACTTTACCAAAAAATACATATGAAACCTTGATGGCATATGAATCTGTTGAGCCATCTGGTAATATAGAAGCAGATAATAATGCTGTAACATTTTTACAAACAGCAGCACAGAATGAAATAGCAGACACTGCACAAACTGCTGAAATCGAAGAAGAAGAAAAACAATCTATTATGGAAGATTTAGAATTAGAAAATCCAGTTTTAAGTCAAAACAATCAAACACCTGGAGCTTTACCTATTCCTGGACAGGATGTAAATCCACAGACAGTAAGAGCTTTGTTTCCATTTGATACTACATTAGCTGCTGCAGCAGATAGGAGAGGTCGTGGCTAAGGTAGATTCAGCATTACAAAGAATAGAGTCACACGAAAAGCTTTGCAGAATAATGCAAAAGCAAACTCAAGATGATATAAAATCTTTAAAACAAGACATCGCTAGAATAGAAAAAATAATGTTGACATCGGCAGGCGTATTAATTACTGGTATGGCAGGAGTTATATTAGTATTAATTACAAAAGTCTGGTGAAATTAGTTATAAATAAAAAATATCCGTACAAACACTATAATAGATTTTCAGATACAACTGGGCGTAAATATCTTGTTGATAACGTAAAAGTACCTTCAGTAACCACTATATTAGGTGCCACTAAAGATATGAGACAATTAAATAATTGGCGTAGAAGAGTGGGAGAAAAAGAGGCTGACAGGATTATGAATCAAGCATCTACAATTGGTACTGAAATGCATCAAGTGTTGGAATATTATCTTACAGGGCAAGGTTATTACAATGATCAAGAAGAAGGTGCAAAACCAAGAATGATGGCAAAAACCATATTGGACAATATAAAATTAGATGAAGTTTGGGGTAATGAAATAAGCCTTGAATATCAGAACAAGTTCGCTGGAACTTGCGATTTAACGGCAGTAGCTTACGGAAAACCTAGCATAGTCGATTGGAAGCAATCAAATAAGCCTAAAAAAGAAGAATATGTTGAAGACTATAAGCATCAACTAGGAGCCTATTATTTAGCCCATACAGCCAATTACGGGCCCATAGAGCAGGGGGTAATAGCTATTTGTACCCGAGACCTCCAATATCAGGAATTTAAGCTCTCAGAGCCTGAATTGATTGAATATGGTGATAAATTTTTAGAGAGATTAGAAAAATATAATAAATTACAACAGCCAAGTCTTTAAGTCTTCTTCACCTAGCGTTTTCGCTGCAATTTGACCTTTGTTTACAAGTGATTTCATAATAGCCTCATCAAGAGTATTTTTAGCTACAATATCAATATAAACCACAGTTCCTTTTTGACCCATTCTATGAGCACGATCCTCTGATTGCATTCTAACTTCAAGGTTGTAATTATTAGAAAAATAAACAACTGTGTTACAAGCTGTAAGTGTCAATCCAAAACCACCAGTTGTTGGATTCCCTACAAAAAAACGTACATTAGAATCATTCTGAAATAGTTCAACAGCTTTTTTTCTATCTTCAACACCCACTTCACCAAATATACTAACTACTGATTCCTCACCATATCTTGATTTTAAGGAGTGAATAATCTGATGTATATTCCAGAGATAATTAGCCCAAATTATAATTTTGCCATCTGATTCTTCAATTACTTCATGTAAAGTTTTAATTTTTTGATCATGAAGAAATAGCATTTTACCATCATCATCTTTAGTAAACCCATTACATACTTGATGTAATTTTATTATTTCTGTAAGTTTATTTGAAAATGATATTGTACTATCTTCAACTATCGCTAGTGCACTCGTACGTAAGCGATCATATATTTTTTTGCTTTCACCTTCGAGTTCAATGTACCTTTTGGACCTTACCTTCGGCTTCAGGTCTAGACATTGGTCTTTTCGTATTCTAGTTGCAAACTGTTTAAGTTTCATCTCTAATTCCTCAAGCCTTTTATAATATTTTGGGACCGATATAAATCTACCAGAGCCAACAGGAATATCAGTCATTTCAGCATATCTATTTCTAAAAGCTAAATAACTACTAAATCCTAATAGTTCTGGACTTAGAAACTGACATTGTGTAAATAAATCTAATGGAGATTTTGTTATTGGGGATCCTGTTAATATACGCCTCATATGAGATAATTTTCTTAGTGCTAAAATATTTTTTGTTCTTTTTGCTGATTTGTTTTTTATTGTGGTTGATTCATCCAATACTACAAAGTTTAATTTATTTTTAGATAAATAATCAACGCATGCATCGAATCCCCTTTTGGTGGATAAAGCTTCCACGTTTATTAGAAAGATTCTAAGGTGTTGATATTCGTTTAATTTATAATAGTCTTTTGGTTTATCTAAATTCCATTTAAATATACTTTTTTTTAATACATCGGGCATGTGTGTATCTATCTCTGTCTCCCAAATCGTATAAACTGATTTTGGTGCAATTATTAAAGCTGCATTTATTTTTCGTTGAAAAAACAAATATGACATATTATCTATGGTTACTTTAGTTTTGCCAGTACCCATTTCCATGAAATAAGCCCATTGAACTTTTTCAGCAGATTCATTGAGAGCGTCCCTCTGATGTTTGTAGGGTTTAGTTTTATACGGATATTTCCACATCTGCAAAATAAATATATTTTATTGTTGCAAATTTCAAGAAGATAATTTACAGACACTACAGGAGGAAAATATGGATATAGAACAAATGTCATCCATTGACATTAGTCAAGAAAATATAAAATCAATTTCTGACAAGTGTCACCAACTACAACAACTCCAAAAGCAATATAAGGAAAAAGAGGAAGAACTTTCAAAAATAAAATCTAAAGTTAGAGATATGGAAGAACGAATCATTCCTGAAATGATGCAGGAAGCTGGTGTGTCAAAAATAAAACTTAAAGATGGCACAGAGGTAGAAGTTAAACCCTTCTACGCAGCAAAAATTCCTGAGTCTAGAGTTGACGAGGCTTTCGGTTGGTTAAGAGGCAAGGGCTTTGAAGATTTAATAAAGAACACAGTCACTGCTAATTTTAATCGAGGTCAAGACAATCAAGTGTCGGAGCTTATAAAAGTTTGTGAAGAACATGGGTTTGCTTATTCTAAAAAAGAAAAAGTTGAGCCAATGACTTTAAAAGCTTTTGTAAGAGAGCAAATTGAGAGTGGAAATAAAATCCCTTTTGATTTGTTTGGCGTTTATATTGCAAATAAAACTAAAATAACAAACAAATAACGGAGAACAAATGAAGATAAAAAACGGACAATCGAGTGAAGTGACGACTAAGAAAGAAGCTGGTGCTGTTGCTAATTTTAATATTGAGCAATTTGCAGATTCAGGTTTTGATAATGTAGACTCAAAAAGTTTAGCATTACCATTTCTTAAAGTCCTTGGACAACTCTCACCGCAGGTAACTCAAGGTGATAGTAATTTCATACCAGAAGCAAGAGCAGGTATGATTTACAACACAGTAACTGATGAACTTTATGATGGTCAGAAAGGTATAACAGTAATACCTTGTTTCTATAAGTTAGAGTACATCGAATGGAGAGACAGAGATAAGGGTGCTGTAGCTCCTGTTAATGTTTATCCAAGTGATTCTGATATCATGAGCAAAACAACTCGTGGTGATGATGGCAAAGATAGACTTGAGAACGGTAACTACATAGAAGAAACAGCTTCTCATTATGTAATGGTTGTTGAGTCTAATAAAACATCAACAGCTCTCATAACTATGAAATCCACTCAAAGAAAAAAATCTAAAAAGTGGAATTCTATGATGATGTCCCTTAGACAGCAGAGAAAAAATGGAAAAGGTTTTTTCAAACCAGCCCCATTCACTCAGCAATACAGTATGAACACAGTTCTTGAGAAAAATAATCTCGGTTCTTGGTTTGGTTGGGAGATATCACACATTGGACCTGTCGAATCAGAAGAGGTTATGAAATCAGCTTTTGAGTTTTATGAAAGTTGTAAAAAAGGTTCTGTGAGAGTAAACCACGGAAAAGAAGAACAGGTAGCTAAAACTCCATTTTAATTTATGGACCTACTTGACAAAACCCTGGAGGAGTTTATAGAACTCTTCCAGGGCTCTACTACATATTTTGGCGTATCGAAACCTACTGGTAAGAAAAATTCTAAAGGTAAGGCAGAATTCAAACATTGGTTAGAACCATCACCGATGACGAAAGAGCATTGGTTAGAACATTTAAAAGGAGAAGCTTACTATGGGTCAGTTCCCATTAGAGATGATAATACATGCAATTGGGGGGTCATCGATGTTGATCGTTATAATATACGCCATCAAGACCTTATATCCATTATTCGTAAGAGAAAATACCCGCTCGTCCCATTCAGATCAAAATCCAACGGACTCCACTTAATTTTATTTATTGATGGTGTGGTTGCAGCATCAATGATGAGAAAAAAGTTAATTGAGATTGCATCTGATCTTGGAATTAACGACACAACAACAGATATTTTTCCTGCACAAGATGAAGTAGATTTAACTCCCGAAAAATGGGATGACAAACGTAAAGGTAATTTTTTAAACCTTCCGTATCAAAAAGCACATATGACTACAAGAGTTGCAATGGATGATGATTGCAATGCAATTAAAATTAAAGATTTATATAATTTTGTAAAAAAATTTAAAGTTACACCACAACAGTTTAAAAAAATTAAAATATTCCAAGATGATGAAACAAAAGATTACCCACCTTGCATAGTAAATTTTATGAAAAACAAAGTTCAAAAAGGTGAAGGTAGAAATGATGCTATGTTTAATGTTGCTGTTTTAGCAAAAAAAATTAACCCGGATCCAATAATGTATGAGGAGTGGACAAGAGAGATGATGCCTAAAGTATGTTCTGAAAAGCTACACCCGAAAGAATTACAAGCAATATTTAAAGGAGTTGAAAATAAAGATTATGCTTACAAATGTAAAACATCAATTGCAAGAATGCATTGTGTATCTAGTGAGTGTATAAAAAGAAAACTAGGTATTGGAGCAAATGAAGCTTTACCTGAAGTAGGAAAATTATTAAAAGTAAATTCTTACCCAGAACCGTATTGGATTTTACCTATTCAAGGTAAATCTATAAGACTATCTACAAAACAATTATATCAACAACAATTGTTAGGAGAGCAATTATTAAATTTTGATATCGTTTGGAGACCACTCAAACCAACTAAAAGAGATCCAGATCCATATCGAGATTGGTTAGAGGAACTTGTATCTAACAAACAAGATATGGAAGGCTATGATGAGCATGAAGAAAGAGAAGATGTTTTCAATTCAAGAATGTCAAGATTTCTTGAAGACGTTGAGGATACCACCGAGTTTGATCAAATAGACTCTGGAAATATTTGGAAGGATGAAAGTGAAATGAGATTTAAATTAGAAACTTTTAGATCTTTTATGAAAAAAATGGGTTACAATTGGAATGAAAAAGAGTGTACAAGATTTTTAGAAACTGGTGGAGCGCAACCTAAAAAGAAGTTTCAAAATATAAGTAGCAGACATTGGGTTGTAAGTTTACCAAAACAAACAGAGCACAAAAATAAAGATGTCAAATTCACTAAACCGAAAGCTTCGTGGGAAGACAATTAAAATATTTGGACCACCAGGAACAGGTAAAACAGAAAATTTATTGAAACGTGTAAAACGTTATCTCGAAAAAGGTTATTCACCAGATGAAATTTGTTATGTTTCATTTACAAACAAAGCTGTGAATGAGTGTGTGAGTAGAGTTAGAACAAAGTTTAAAGATTATGATGAGGATGCTTTTAAATATTTTAGAACTTTACATAGTTTAGCTAGACAACAATTTGCAGAAATACCTGTGTTAGATCCTAAGGCAGATATGCTTATGTTTCATACACAATACGGAACAGTAAAAATTAATTACAAAGAGGGCCATGATGATGCAAAAGTATATAACAATTGGTCTCTACAAATTTATGACAGAGCTAGAAATATGAAAGTTGATCCTGTGTCATTGTATAAACAACAATCTAGAAAGTCCGTGAGGTTACAACAATTCAAATCAATTATCGCAGGATACGAAGAATTTAAAACTATGGAAACTCCTACAGGACAACGGACACCGGATAGATTAGACTTCACTGATATGGTTGAGAGATATGTTACAGACGGTTTAGTAATACCGTTTAAAGTATTAATGGTAGATGAAGCTCAAGATCTCACGCCTTTGCAATGGGACATGATTGTAAAAATAGCTAAGTCTGTAGATAGAGTTTATATAGCGGGAGATGACGATCAAGCGATTTATGAATGGAATGGAGCTGATGTTAATTTATTTCAAACATTTCCTGGGAGATCATTAGTCTTAAAAAAATCTGTAAGACTGAACAACAATATACATTTTTTTTCTAAATGTTTATTACAAAGTATGGGAGATAATAGAGTTCCAAAAGAATTTTATTCTAATGATAAAGATGGGGCTATTTATAGGTGGACTGGTTTAAAAAAAGTGCCTTGGCATCTCAATGGTAGTTGGATGGTGTTAGCTCGAATCAATGACGTAAAGAGAGAACTCCAACAAGAGGCCCGTAATCTTTCTTTGTATTATCAAGATGTAAAAGGAAATAAGTCTTTTGATCCGAATCAATTTTTAGCAATAGAATATTGGAATAAAGTTTGTGATGGAGGTGCGATAAGTAGAGAGGAAGCCTGCACCATGTATGAATATTTATTAAACATAGATCACGGATACCGGTCAGCGGACAGTAAAAGATGGAGTTTTGCGCATCCAAATCAAGTGTTTACATTTGATGAATTACATTTAAGGTGTGGTATGCGCGATGAAAAAGGCCCCTGGAATCAAGTATTTATGAGAAAATTTAAAGATAGAGATAAAAAATATTTTGAAAAATTAATGAAAGAGGGTGTAGATTTAACAGCTCCACCAAAAATTATAATAGATACGATACATCAAGTAAAAGGTGGCGAAGCAGATAATGTTGTATTAGCTAGTAAATGTAACTTTCCTTCTCATTTTGATAAAAAAAACTTACAAGAAAAAGTAAAAGAACTTCGGGTTTGGTACACGGGTGCCACCAGATCCAAACAAACTTTACATTTGTTAGGCACTTATCATCAATACAATTTTCCATTAGGAAAATACTTTAAAACTTACGAGGCAAATTATGACAAACAAAGATATGTTTGAGAATGCTTTTCCACAGGACAAGCAAATTGGAGGATCTCATTATAAACATTTTACCATTCAGCCGTACGAATTTATTTCTAAAAATAACCTTTCGTTCTTCCAGGGCAACGTTATTAAATATGTGTGTAGATATTTATTTAAAAATTCTGCAATAGAAGATTTAGAAAAAATAAAACACTATTGTGATTTAGAAATATTAAAGTTAAAAGACACAAAGAAATGACACATCAATTAAATTTTATTTATAATGACTCTGATTGGGTGTGTCCAAACGAATATCCAGATTTATCACAAGCAAAAGAAATAGCCATTGACCTAGAAACTAAAGATCCAAATATAAAAACAAAAGGATCTGGATGGGCTACATTTGATGGACATATTGTTGGTTTCGCTGTAGCTGCATTTGATCAACAGTGGTATTTTCCAATACATCATGATGCTGGTGGTAATATGGATGAGGGTATAACGATTGGTTGGATGCAAGAAGTTTTAAAAACACCAGCTACAAAAGTTTTTCATAACGCAAGTTATGACGTAGGTTGGTTAAAGGTAAATGGTTTTGAAATTAACGGGCCGATTGTAGATACAATGATCGCAGCTGCATTAGTTAATGAAAATAGATTTAGTTTTAGTTTAAATGCCTGTGCAAAAGATTATTTAGGCGAGATTAAAAATGAAACGTTTTTGAATGAAAAAGCAAAAGAGTGGGGGATTGATGCAAAAGCTGACCTCTGGAGGCTGCCTGCGGGCTACGTAGGCTTCTATGCTGAGCAAGATGCAGGTCTTACCTTACGACTTTGGCAACATTTTAAAACAGAGATTTCTAAACAAAGTTTACATGATGTTTGGGAAATGGAGATGGAGCTCCTACCTATTTTAATTGATACAAGAATGCGAGGTATAAGAGTTGATGAAGAAAAAGCTGCAACTTTAAAAAAAGAATTTAAGAAAAAAGAATCAATTGTATTAGGTAAAATAAAAAAAGAAACTACATTAGACGTAGACATTTGGGCAGCAAGATCTGTAGCTCAAGTATTTGATAGGATAGGTGTGGATTACCCACGGACACCGAAAAGCGATGAGCCAAGCTTTACACAAAATTGGTTAGTAAATTGTAATAACCCGATAGCGCAACTAATAAGAGAAGCAAGAGAAATAAATAAATTCCATTCAACATTTATAGACTCCATTCAACGTTATGTGCATAAAGGTAGAATACATTCAGAAATAAATCAACTAAGAAGTGATCAAGGTGGAACTGTTTCTGGTAGACTTTCATATTCTAATCCTAACTTACAGCAGATACCTGCACGTAATAAAGAATATGGAGATAAAATTAGAAGTTTATTTTTACCTGAGGAAGGTAAACAATGGGGTTCGTTTGATTATAGCCAACAGGAGCCTAGATTAGTAGCCCACTATGCTGCTAGTGTAGATAATAGTTTTACAGGAGTTGATGAGTTTATTGAAGCATATAAAAATGAAGCTGCTGATTTTCACCAAATAGTTGCAGATATGGCAGGAATAAGTAGGACAAACGCTAAAACAATTAATCTTGGATTATTTTATGGTATGGGAAAAGCAAAATTAGCAAAGGAACTAGGAATTTCAAAAGATGCAGCTGATAATCTTTTGGTTAAATATCACTCAAGAGTGCCTTTTGTAAAAAAATTAGCTGAAGCTGTTACTAACTCTGCATCAAAATATGGTTTTATTCGAACTGTAGGTGGTCGTAAATGCCGATTTGATATGTGGGAGCCTGCTACATTCGGAATGAACAAAGCAATGCAATACGAGGAGGCTAAGGCGATTTATGGAAATAACATAAGAAGGGCCTTTACTTACAAGGCTTTAAATAGGTTAATACAGGGTTCTGCAGCTGATCAAACAAAACAAGCTATGATTGATTGTTACAATCC